CATCCCATCCAAATCTTTGAATGAATCAGTTCCAAATTCACAATAAGCATTAAGAATTATTTCAGTATCAGATTTTGTTTTAAATGGAATTGTAATTTTATCTTTTAATTCTTTTGTGTAATTACTATCCCATAACTCTCCATTATATACAATACACACAGTCTTGTCACCATTCCACATTGGTTGGTTTGCTGTTGAAGATAAATCTTGAATTGAAAGACGATTGTGTCCAACAAAGACACTGTCTATCTCGTCTACAATAGAAGCATCTCTACCTCTATGAATTATTTTTTGTAAATGGGTATGGGTCTGCTTACTAGAAGTAAACCAATTACCGCCTATTATTCCACACATATAACAAATTTACGAAACTTTTTGGATATTACCAAATTTATTTTATAGCATCATTAATAGCATTTGTATATGCTACTTTAGCTGCTAAACCTTGAAATCTTTCTAAAACTACACCATCTTTTTCAATTATTACTAATGGAATAGATGTAACATTATATTGTACCGATTCTTCTGGAGAATTATCAACATCATATTCAACGAATGTTGCTTTACCTTCAAACTCTTTTTTAATTCCCTCTAATACAGGTGCCAATGCTCTACAAGGACCACACCACGCTGCCCCAAATTTTTTAACTACTACACTCATCGTTTTCTTTTTTATATATTTTTTCTAATTCTATATTTCCCTTTATATGTTTAGGTTCGTAAGGACAGTGTCTACACCCATTCCCACAACAATATCCACGTTCTATGTGGTATTCCGGTGTAAACACTACCCTACTACCTTCAAAGTAATATAGGTTCTTATCGGTTTCCGCGAATCGAGCCATATATTCCGTTTACTATATTTTGTACCAAGTTATCGTGCATCTTACTTAACTTCACACGCACCACCCGCACATGCCAACTCACCACTTAAGTCAGTTGTATCTTCTAACTCTATAACTTTACTTAAATCAACATCGTGCAATGTTTTCATAAGTTCTTCGTATTTTTCTTTTGTACAATCTTCAAATGGAGCCTGGATATAAGTTCCACCATCGTACGGTAATACTGAAAGACCATTATAGAATTCTTTGTTTTCCCACATCCACTCACCAACTGCTTTCCACTCATGCTCTCTAATAGAAACAGTTGCAGATACATTGTGTGTATTGTTACCGCTTCTATGACCAGGCTTAACCCACTCGCTATGTACTCTCTTAACTCTCTCTAATAATTGAATTGGAGATTCAGTTCTAAAGATTGCATCTGCTGGTGCCTTTTGTGGAATACCAATTACGGCAGTATCATGTGGTCTGAAATATTCATCTTCAACCAATTCAGGATGATGTAATACTAAATGAGAATAAATTGATTCATTCTTACCAACTCTTACTCTACGAATGTAGTAATCATTGTGCCAAGCGTGAATTCCAGAAGATGTACCCAAAGTTAATGATGTTGTTCCGGCAGGCTTTACGGTTGTACATCTTGCCGAAGCGTTGATTCCCATTAAATCAGCTACTCTTTTATTTTCTTCTTTAACAATTTTAGCCGCTGCCTTCATATCATGCTTTAAAATAGCACCACTTCCGATACCAGTCATAGATATTCCAATCAACGCATCCTTTTCGGTTGTTCTTTGCCAAATTGGTCTTAAATAATGGAAGTCAGTATATCCAGCTTGCAATGTTCCAATGAACGATGCTGCTTTAACTCTTTCTTCCAAATCAGTTTGGTCTATAATATCACTTACGTTTACTTCACATAAGTTACAGAATTGATAAGGTCTTAATGCAATTTCACAACAAGGATTAGTTCCCCAATCTTTATCATTACTTAAATAGATACCAGGTTCACCGGCTCCACTTGCTTCAATTCTTTTCCATAAGTCCATAAAATAATCTTTTGTGATTTTATGTCTCATTAATACCGCAGAGTTATTTGCTCTACCTCTTTGCGGATTTGTTTCCCACCATGCACCACTCTTACAACTAATCATTTTTTCATCGGTTGCTGAAAATAATGAAATAAGTGCTGCTCTACGAATACCACCTGCCAATACTGCATCTGCAATATGACAAATAATATCATGTACTTCAATTGGTTCTAATTTATCACCGTCTTTGTGTGCATCTAATATACCTTCTACTTTAATCAAACACTCTTTAAGTGGTTGAGGTCCAGGTGCTTTACCACCCGAAGTAATTAATCTTGCACCCTTTGGTCTAATATCTCTAAAATCAAACTGCGGTTTACTTCCGCCAAAGAAGTATGCTTTCATTAATACTAACACAGCATCTGCCCATCCTTCAATAGAATCACCAATAAGAAATCTTCTTGTCTTATCTGCATTTGGTTTTCTAATTTCAGGTAAAGCATCAACGTGATGTTTTTGAACAGAGTAACCTACACCCGTTCCACCTAATAAAAGAAACATAATTTCTGAAAACACTCTCCAATCATCTGCTGGTGCGAATGCACAATTGTAAATTCTATTTGGTGAAATTTCAATTGGTTTACCAGCAAACTGCATTGAACGCATTGATGGTAATACCTTTTTATCATACACGAATTTGTAGTTCTCTCTAATTTCGTTTTCTAATTTTGGGAACTTCTTAATATGCATATCCATATTACGAGTAACTAATTCTTCCCATGTTTCTCTTCTGTTTAATTCCGGTACATACTTCGCATATTTCATATATACTGTAATGTCCGATAAAATTCGTGTTGAAATGTCCATAATTTTTTGTGATTTGATTGTTTAATAATTTTTTTCAGGAAAACCCCAAAATGAAAATATAAATATGGGGTGTCTGACTAAACAATACACGTTTGTGGATAAAAAATCCACTTTTTTTAAAATATTTTTATTTGTTAAAATAGGTGTCTATTATAACATATAAGAGGGGAGCCGTAGCCCCCCTATCATATTACGCTTTTCCTTCTTCTGTTGAAGCTTTCTTATAAGCAGTTACTAATTTCTTCAACTCACCAATTGCTTTTCTAGCTCTTGATTTGTTTACTTTTTTAGTACCATTGTGTTCTGTTTCAAAGGTTGTAAAATGTCCTTTGATTTGCTCAAATAATTCTTGACTTGTTGCCATAGTTTTTGTTTTTTAATTGTTATCCTAATCCCGTAACCAGTTGCGGTTTGTTTCCAACCGGCATACTTTCAACATATTTCTTATGTAATAGTTGTCTTTCTATTTCATTCCCATTTGCACTAGCCTTTTGTGCTAATACCCCATCGGTTGATGATGCTGTATATACTTCCAATGTACCATCGGTTGTATTCATTTTAGCTGGGAATGTTATACCATCTTGTCCAAATCGGTTTTTCATAACATGCACTCTTGCAGTGTTACTCAACTTATCTTTAGCTTTTCTACTCAAACTCATAATAAAGTCAGCGTTCATTACTTTAGCGTATGAATCTGCAATTTTATCAGCTTCAATAACCTCACTATCAATTGCTGAACGATTTGTTTGTGATGCTGTCCAAATTGGTATTCCTAACTCACCACTCATTCCTCTTAAATCAATGTACACTCCACCTTGTTCAGCGTATGTACTATCGGTTTTGTTTGAATGTGATAATAACAAATCGGCATAATCCACAATAACTAAATCGGGCTTATTACCGGCTGCTATCATCTTTTCTAAGTGAGCTTGAATTGTTTTTGAAGATGCACCTTTTGGTGGGAAGTATTTAATTTTAAGTTTACCTCTTAATTTTTTCAGAGATGTTAATACTTTTTCTTTCTTATCAACCAATTCATGTGATGGTATGTGTGAAAATACAGTATCATATCGTAAACCAACATATTCTTGTGATAATTCCAATGAATAATGTGCAACGGTCTTTCCAGCTCTTACAGCTGCAGCTCCCAAAGCACATAATACCCAAGTCTTACCAACACCGGATGGTGCAACTACAACCCCCAATTCGCCAGGTCCTAATCCACCATTCATAAGTTCATTGATACATTCCCAATCAGTACCAACAGTATCTCTTTTTGTTTCATCATACCTTTTTTCAAAATCAATAAGGTAATCCATACCCAAATCGGCATCAACACCAACCTTCATTGCCTTATCAACCAAGTCTTTGATTTTATCATAGTTACCTGATTTCAACAAGTCAATAGATTGTACAATTACATTTTTTAAATTTTGATTAATACAAAATGAAGTAAACTCATCTTTGATATATTCAAAATCAGTATTACCGATTTGTCCATATATTTCTTTAAGTTGTCCTACAATTGTTTTTTGTAAAGATTGATTATCAATTTTAGATACCTGAACTTTAAATACGTCCAACGAAGGCACTTTATTGTAATCTTTATGATGCGATACAATCTCATCCACTATCCACTTATTCGCTTCCGATTCAAAGAATTTTTTATGAATAACATCGGATAATGTATTCATCATTCTATCATCGGTAAGCAAAGCAGATATTACTTTGGTTTGAAATGATTGTCCGTATTTTGAAAGTGTGTCTTCGCTCTGCATTTATCTTTATTGGTTTACAAATATACAACAATTTAGTGATACCACCAAATTATTTTACTATAATATTCGTGTATGTTGATTTTAGCCAATCGTTTATATCTTTCCAGTTTTGAAGAATTTTATACTTCATAGCTGCTCTGATAAATTCCATCTTATCAAACTTTTTGTTTGGTTCGGCAAAACGGTCATTTATTTTCAACTTTGTATTTGTATTGATATGTGGTTCTTGCAATTGCATGATTTGTCTATTTCTCAAAACATCATCTTTGGCCGCAAGTATATCTTCATAGATTTTAGCTTCTTTCCTTCTATCTTCGCATATTTGAAAGAACTCATCAAAAGTTATTTCTCTATCTTCCGATAATTCAGGAAATCTTTTAAGAACAGTCTTTAATCCACATCCTTTAACACCAGGCACATTATCAGAATTATCTCCATCCAATGTTCTGAATAGTAAAAGATTTTGCGGATACATTCCCCATTCTGATTTAACTAATTCTCTATCGTAAAGTTTCTTTTTAGTTGGTGAAAATACTTTTGTTTTTTCATCTACTAGTTGTAAAAAATCTTTATCAGTAGAAACGATGTAACATTCTTCATCTTCACCAAGCACATGCCTAGCTATGTGTCCTATTACATCATCCGCTTCAATACCATCATATATCATTGTAGTAATTGGTAAACTATCTAACAAGTCTACTAACCATACAAATTGTCTTTTCATTGAAATTTGTTCATCTTCTTGAGTCATCATTTCAGGATACTGACGATTTACTCTAAAACGATTCTTACCTCTATCAGCTTTATATCCTTCAAATAATTCTTTCCTGCCTTTTGAACCACCCTTACCATCAAAGGTTAAGATAACTCTGGTTGGATTGAATTGACGAATTTGATATCCGATTGAATTTAATGAACCAATAACTCCACCCGTATGTTCACCATCCTCATTCATAATGGGATTAGTAGTCCAACTACGGATGAAGGTATTGAGTCCATCTATGATAAGAACTCTACCATTCCTTACCCTTTGGGCATTAGATTCATGTTCAGATTCTACTTCATTGAGTAATTTTTTGTATAAGTCTTTCATATTTTTTTGTAACATTTAATTAATCACCGATTACTTCTGAGTCTGTCACCAAACTATCAGTATCCAATGAATCTTTTTTGTATTGTGAAATTGTTGCTTCACAAATCCTTTTATAGATTTGTTCTTTTATTTCCTGATTAGATTCTAATGTTGTTGGAAAATCTTTGGATTGAAATTTAATCACTTCGCCTGAATCAATATCAATATATTCATACCAAGCTCCTGATTGTTTTACAATACCATTATCCTTCATTAATCCTAACCAAGCACCATAGTTATCAATGCCTCTGTCAAAGAAGATATCAAAATCAGCGGAACGTAACGGTGGTCCCATACGATTTTTTACTACTTGACAACGAACTTTAATACCTACGATTCTTTCGTTACCATTTTCTTTAGCCTTAATCGTTCCCATACTCTTTAATCTCAAACGAACTGATGCGTGGAAAGCAATTGCTTTACCACCAGAAGTTGTCCAAGGGTCAGAGAATGGCATTGCGTTCATCTTCTGTCTTAATTGATTTGTGAAAACCAAAGTGATTTTCTGTCTACCAATTAAGTTAGTAATTTTACGCATTGCTTTGGAAATGATAATTGCTTTATCGGTAGCGTAACCATCTTTACCATAATCAGCTTCCATCTCCTTTTCAGTTGATGCCGCTGCTACTGAATCCACAACGATTGTTACATACTTATCTTTTGAGTTAGTTCTCACTTTCTCAATAATGGTTTCGGTATATTCAAAACATTGTTCAACAGTTTCAGCTGCTACATAAAGTAATTTGGTTGTATCTACTCCAATGGCTTCCAAGAACTCTCTACTTACGGCGTTTTCAGTATCAATCAACACAGCGATACCACCTAACTTTTGTGTTTCGGCAAGTAAGTGTGCTGAAAGTAATGATTTGCCGCTTTGTTCCAATCCTGTCACTTCGGTAATTCTACCAACAGGCAAACCACCATACGGGCGATTTGAGATAGCCACATCTAACATTGATGCTCCGGTTGAAATCCATCCCTCTACATTTGTGGGAGCTTCATCCGAGTCCAAAAAGAATGCTACCTTTTGGTCTTTTGATTGTTTGTTAAGGGACTCAGCAAGTACTGCTGCCAAGTCTATTTCCTTAGTTGCTTTAGCCATATATTAACTTATTTTATGAATTGAAAAGGTCATCAAATGCCGCTGCCACATCATCTAATTTTTTAGCTGGCGCTGCCGCTGGTTTTGATGGAGTTGTATCAAATGGTGCTTCATCATCATCATTTTTAGCAGTTGATGAAAGTGTTTCAGCTGATGCTGATTTTTCATCTTCCGATGTTGCTGATGGATTTAACCAACCTTCTAATACATTTTTCAATTCTGCATAAGTTAATTCTGAATAAAGTTCAGTAATTTCTTTTTGAGAAGTTAAATACTTGTCCGTATCTTCTTTAGATGTTGCCAATGGAGTTTCCTTTGGTTTAACACGGATTGTTGTTACAGGGTAAGATGTACCACTGTCTTCAGCTGATACTACTTCAACAGTAATATCTCTACCTTCATTTGGGTCAGTAATATCACCGTAATCAGGATCTGCCATATAACCAAGAATCTCTTGATATACAGTTTTTCCAAAGCCCCAAAATTTTACACCTTCACCTTCTTCACCTCTTACCAATACTGGTACAAAAGTTCTAAGTTTCGGCTCCATTTTTTTAGCAGCTTTCCAATCTTCCTTATCACCCATTCTTTTAAGTTTGTCAGCAAACTCAACAATTGGGTCAGGTCTACCGAATGACATCGGAGATAGATAAGTTTTGTTGTTAATGTTGTAGTGAAAGTACAATTCAATGAAAGGATTCTCTTTGTTGAATTTGTAAGGGACTAAACGAATAGTGTGTTTTCCCGGTGCTGGTTTCCAAAGTTCTACAGTTGTTCTTTGGGTGTTTTGCAGTTTGTTAAGTCTGCTCTTAATTGCGTCTAAATTAATAGCCATTTTCTTTTAAGTTTTAAGAGTTTAAGGTTTAAAACGTTTATGTTTTAAGGTTGGATTATAGTGTCTTTCCTACACTTCCGTTACATTAATAAATATAATAGAAATACAAATATACAACAATTTTCCGATATTTCCAAATCTTTTTTTGTAATAAATTTCCATCTATTTTCTTATCAAATGTGTAACAAATATACGATAAATTTGTGACAATACCAAATAAAAAAGGGAGAATTTTTAGTTTCTCCCTTTTGTTTATTTTTTAATCATTGATGTTAGTTTCGTTGAACTTTCTTTTACATTATCTCTATGATTCCATACTTTATTTTTGTCATCATATCGGTAACCTAAATTTATCGCTGCATCAGCAAATCCTTTTTCATCAAAATTCTTACTACCAAATTTTCCAAAATCATATCCCATATCAGATAAAGCGTTATATAATTCCTCATCATCTTGTCCATCTACATCAGAATCATCATTATCATCCATGTCATCTCTATGATTCCATACTTTATTTTTGTCATCATATCGGTAACCTAAATTTATTGCTGCATCGGCGAATCCTTCTTCATCAAAATCATCACTGCCAAGTTCTCCGAAATCATATCCCATATCATACAAAGCATCGTATAATTCATCATCAGTTTGTCCATCAATATCTTGTTTAACTGATTGTGAATATTTCGTATTAGAATCAGATTGTGAATATTTAGCAATTACATCTTTAGCGTATTTGTTACCATCAATACCACTAACTGCCGTTCTAAAATCAAATACATCTAACTCACCTGAATTTAAAGCATCGGATACTTTGGAAAGGTCTACACCATTCTTATCTGCCCAACCTGCTAACTGTTTTGGGACCATTTGAGCTCTAGATGCTACTGCAATAACAGGATCAGCTTTTGGAGCTTCTCCGCCTCTATCTTTTGCATAATCTCCACCAAACATATCATTTGGTTTTGCAGATGCTTTAGGAGTTTTATCTTTTTTATCTTTAGGGTCTAAATGAGAACCAGCTTTCAATGCTGCATCTTTAGCTTGTGGTGTTTTGAAATAAACAAGTTTTCCACTTTCTTTACTTCTTGCTACCAATTTAGGGTCTATATTAGCTTCCAGTAATTCTTTTAATCTGATATTTGCCATTTTTTTACTTTATAATATAAATATACGATTTTTTTATAAATCTACCAAATTATTATGCTAGTAAATGATAATATTCTTTAAAGTGTTTGATACGGTCTGGTAAACCAATTGTACCACCATTTACTCTTTTAGTAATAGATGTTACCACAGTATCATTTGCACCACCATCTGCCAACTTATTCAATCCATTTTTAGACCAGAACCAAGCTGCTGATAATAATGCGTATTGTCCACTAACTGCATCTGGATTATTTGCAATATCTTCACCAATTGCTTTACCGAATTGAGTGTAGTTATCTCTACCTGTTAATTGGATATATCCTCTACCTCTGAATTTGTAGCCATCACCACTTGCTTCAGAACCATTAGCCATACGATTTGCATATACTTTGTTTGCAATCTTTTGTGGTTGTCTAGCATATGGAGTTGCCGCTGCTTCAGTTGGGAAATATTTCTTAAAGATACCAGCCAATCCTTTAGCCGAATAGTTTAGGTTTTCTTGTGTTACTCTAAATCCACCACTCTCATGTCCACATTGTGCTAAGAAGTGTGCTAATCTTAATGGAGTATTAATTTGGAACTTAGCTGCCGTATCAGGAATCATAGCGATTACTGCATCAGGAATGTGTCCTTTTAATTTATCCAATTTTAACCCACCTACTGGTGCTATTGGTGCTGCTGGTGCCGGTGGTGGAGTTCCCTCTCCCATAATTTTAGCCCAAGTTGCATCACCTACAATACCATCTGCAGGAAGTCCATGTTTAGATTGGAATTCTTTTACTGCTGCTTCGGTTTTAGGACCAAAGTTAGTAACTGCCGGAGAGATACCTAATTTCTCCTGCATCAATTTTACGTTTTCGTTGTTATCACCTTTTTTTAATAACATAATAATATTATTTGCGTTCTTCAGTTATAACCTCTTTTCCTTCACCAAAGTCAATTACTTCAAAAACTCTTGTTTGAATTTTTTTAGTACCTTCGGCGTTGGTTAATATGATTGAATTTTTAAACTTCTGCCAATTGATGACAAAAGAAGTATCTAACACTCCACCATTTTCCTCTTTAACTAATTCGTTAAGAGCATTAATAGTATAAAGTGAGTTAGACTCTTTTTTTCTATGTATTAAAATTGTATTTTCCAACGGAGTATCCGGTTGGAATGCTGTATCAATATTGTACGTGATAAATAATTCATCTAAATTCGCCTTATTTTGGAGAATATAAATGTAATTATAAACGATGTGGTAAGTTTCTCTAATTAATTGTAATGTATTCTGTAACTCACCCTTCGTTGTAAACGTACATAGTAACTGTGTTTTCATCCGCTTTTCCCTTTTCTTTTATATCATCTATAAATATGAAAAAACGGATGAAAGGGTATTTTTACATACCCTTTGCTCGTTTATCAGCTTGTCTTTTATCAATTCTGTTAGTAATACAACTTCTTAAACCACCACCAAGTTTCTTTTCTACTTTTTGAGATGTACCGGCAGTTCTCCAAGTATCTTCTGCCAAAACACTAGTACCTTCTTCATTTGTAATTTCAATAGCTCTTGTTTGTGGATTTAGTTTACATCTTTGTAATAAGTGTTTATTTAGTAAATCTCTTCCTTCTTTTGTTTTGATTTCACCTTTAAATCCACTTAATTTCGTTAAACACTCTCTAAAGTCTGATGGAACTGAACCTCGTATACCTGTGATAGCTCCTAAATTACCATCAAAGTTTTCAACCATCAAATCAAAGTGCATTGAATGCATTACAGTTGTAAGATATGCTTGTGTATGCGGACCATTTACACCATCCTTTTTAGGATATCCAGCTACTTTATCTGCTTCCGCTATTGAATCTACTACATCTCTATGCACCGCTGCAGTTAATTCTTTTTCATCGTTTTTATTCTGAACTGCTTTTTTAACTGCAGAAGATTCAAAATTAATTTCAGTATGTTTTCTTACAAACGGTCCAACTTGCGCCAACTCACCAACTTTATGTACAAATTTTCCAAATGGTTCGTATGGAGCATCATCGTTTTCTTTTGCATATTTTTGTGCAAGAACCAACCACTCTTTTGTTTCGGTTGGATTATATTTTTTATCAGATAACCATTGATTGAATTTTTTATGAGATTTCAATTGTCCCATATATTTTTTCATTTGTGGTGTATCACATACAGCAACAAAATCATCATTTAATTTCATTGTAGAAAACAGTCTTGTTGTTGCTTTTTTACTATTTGAAACTTTAAGTATTCCATCTTCAATAACACTTACAACCGTACCAGATACTTTAGGTCCAAAAGAATCTTTAATTAAATTTAAAGCATATTCAGGAGTTGTATTACCCCATATATCTTGTAAGTCATCTTGTTTTTTATTTGTAATACTGAACACAGTTGTTCTTCCTTTCTTATCAAATCCAACTGCCATAGTATCATGGAATCCTAATTTGGTAAACGCATACACCTCGGCTTGATAATGTGCGATATCATCCTTATTACCTTTTGCTTTCGCTTGTTCTAATTTAGAATTCAAATGGTTTATAATACCATCATCATGTCCACCCTTCTTTGGGTCTGATTGTATAACAATATAATCTTTGCTTGTATCAATTTTAGATTGTTCTTGAATTAATATTCTAGTTGATATTGCTCCATCAAAATCCGCTCTAGCCCATGCTCTAAACGCATCTTCATCTTGTCCAAATCCTTGTTTTCCGGTTTTATACCATAATGAATTTTTATCTTTTTTCAATCTAGCCAATTCATTATCACCAAATACGATTCTTGCACCAATATATTCTAAAACTTTAGCTTCATCCTTTGGTAAAACAAATCCCAATTGTCTAGCTACGGTTTCTATTGAACTTTTAAATGCTTTTCTATTTTTGCTAATTTCACCAACTTTTTTAGCAACTGCGTTTTTATTTCCCGCTACATATCCTTCAAACCCACCAACTTCTTGTAATTTGTTTGCAAATGTAGTAAGTGCAGCTTCTCCATATGATGCAACAGGACCACCCGCTCCAGCTATTCCCTTATCTCTATCTGAAATCAATTTTGCATTTACACTTCTCAATGATTGTAAACTACCATTATTTAATCCATTAGAAACTACCGATGGAGTTGAATTATCCGTAGTTACCGGTTTTGGTTCTGCCTTTGGAGTTGATTTTTTTAAATCTTTGGTTTGTCTAAATCCACTTGGAGCAATTGTTTTACCAACTTGTGCTTTTGGTTTAGGAGCTGCTGTTTTATTCTTATCTGCTTTTTCTTTTGCTGTTAATTTTCTTAAAGCACCACCATCGGTTTTATGTGTAATATCACCATCAGCTTGTTTAGAATAATACCCACCCCCTCTATGATAATATCCAGGATGTGTTTGAGATGGTTTCGGATTAGCTTCTTCAATAAATCCTTCAATAATTTGACCAATCATTTTATCAACTAATGGTAATAATTCTTCTTTCATTTGAATTTGTTCGTTTTTGTTTTTTTGTCTCCATATATCATCAACTAAATCAGCATGTCCCTCACCTGCAACTACAACCGGTATTTTACCTTGTGCAGATAATTCTTTTTGTTTTTTAATAATATTAAGGTCTCTTGCTTTATTAAATGCAACCTGAATATCATTTACTCCGGTTTCTCTATCGCCATTGTCTTCTGGAAATGATAATCTATATAGTGTATCTTTATCTTGTTCAGATGGATTATCCCAATTTCGTATTGGTGGGAATCCAGCTTCTTTAGCTGCATCTTGTAAGAATTGTTTACCTTCATTATCTAAAAATTTAGATGTCTCCATTGTATCAGTACCCTCACCTTGTCCAATCATACTAGCCCAATTACCAGCTTTGATTTTACTTTGTGAAAGGCCAGTTTGTTTCTCTTGTGATTTATATAATTCAGATTCGGGTTTGTGTACATCTAATGCATCTCCATCAAAACTATCCACACCCGCACCCATTTCTTTAAATTTTTCTTGTGCAGGTATCATTTCATCATTGAACTCCAATTCACCACTATTACCGGTTGCACCACCTTCACCAACAAATACAATATCTTTCCACTTTTCTTTTGGTACGGTTGCTTTTACCTGATTTACAATATCATCAACCATTTTTTCGTCTCTATGAACGGTTCCAAAAAGGTATCCACCACCTTCAAATTCAATTGTTTTTATTTCTTTACCAGATGATTCACCTTTAAATGTTTTTACATTTGATTCAGGATCAGTTTCATTTGGTTTTACTTCTGCAGCTTTTGGTTCGGTTGGCGTTTCCTTATTAGCATCTGCTTTTTTAGCTGCTATACCCATATCTTCTGCAAATTTATTACACATTGGGATAGCATCTTTAATATCCATATCAATTACCTGAACTTTCATTTGTATTTGAGAATCTGAATGTGCTGCGTTATATGCCGCTATAGCTGCCCATCTATGATGACCATCAATTACATATCCATCTCTACTCACATAAATTGGTGCAGTAATTTTTTCATGTTCTGGATTTTCTTCCAATGCTCCCATCATTCCCACCACTTTAGCACCAACCAATTCAGATTGAGTTGCTTTTAATTTATCAGCGGGAACTTCGGTTTGTGAAACGGTAATTCCTTTTTCTTTCAACATTTCTTTGAATACAGGTTCAGTATCTACTTCACCACTCGCATCAACTGGCATATTAGCCGCTCTACTACCCTCAATTGCTTTACCTTTAAATTGTGGCATCTCTGCTCTTGGAATACCTAAATTATCATCACAATATAAGTTAGTACCAGGCACTGTTATTTGACAAAGGTTAATGTTTGGTGCTTTTTCACCTTTAGCCTTTGCATCGGCGACAATATCTTTTACTTTCTTTATATCAGTATTAAATTGTTCTAATTCTTTTTCGCCAATTCCATCTGGTATATCAGATTCACCACCAAATGTGTCAGGATCGGCTTCTGGTATTTCACTTTGAACATCTACAGCTGCTATTGGATTAAATTCAGTTTCCTCTTTTGGTTTAACTTCTTTTTCAGCTTCCGCATCCTTTTCTTCATCATCTTTTGCCAATTGAGCAAGAGTTTCTTTTTCTTTATCTAAACGTACTCCCATAGCAGGGTCTAATTTAGGGTCAAACATTGGAGCCGCTTTTTGAATTGGGTCTTCTTTTGGTTGTTGTTCCCCACCACCCTTATCATCAGTTGGTGTTTCTGGTTTTTCTGGTTGGTTTTCACCACCTAAATCTTTATTAATTGTATCTCTTTCCTCTGACCCTTCCGGTGGTAACATTCTTTCCGCTGCTTTTCTACCAGGATGTTCAGCCGGTAATCTCAAAAGGTTACCAACCAATCCTTCGGTATCTTCTCCTTTAGTATTTTTGTATTTTATACTTTTATTTAAAATAGGATTTTTAAATTGCTTATCCGCTTCTACCACATGCTTTTCTGGAGTTTTTCCTTTTTCAGTTAATAGATTTTCAACCAATTGGTTTTTGATATGAGATAGACCCATTTCAGAAAGCACAATACCCAACTCTTTTATATGGGTTGGGTTTTTTGGATTTGGCATTCCATCATCTACTCGGTATGCCCATTCGGTAAGAATTTCATTAATTAATTGAGATACGTTCATAATTCATTAAAATTTGTGGTCAGCCGGTTCACATATCATTTCTAACTCGTCCCAATGAAATTTTGGTTTTTCATTTAGAAATACAAAACATTTCCATTTATTTGATTTTTCAAAGTAAACATGTTTTTGTAAATATGATGGGATTGCTGCCCCAGTTGGTACTCTTTTAACAGGAGTATCAAAAAAAGTTTTTATTAAAACGGTGATTGGTTCTACATCATCCCACTTACGAATTTGTTCTTCTAACAATCTCCACTCACCTCTATTAAGATATTGATTTTGCATTATACAATTTAGATATGAAAAAGTTTGCTTCAAATTTTCCATATTATCAGAAAATGATGCAGCAGGAGCTCCATGTCCTTTATCATAAACATTTGCTTTATAATCATCTCCATCTGATGTTTTGATTGTTGGTTCTTTGTAGAAATCCATAGCTCCTCTATTCACATTTGTAGGTCTATTAGTTGAACGATATTTAATCACTAGGGGTTGTTCTAATGATTGTGAATAAAGTACTTCAAACACTTCATTCTTAATTCTCACATCCGCTTGTCCAATTGAAACCAAAGAAACGATTAAAAACGATAAAAGAAACATCAATTTTTTCATATTATAGCATATTTTTGTATATAATATAAATATGACTGTTATAACTTTCCGTAATCTAAACCCCAACTTGCTTTTACAGGAAACCCACTACCTTCAATGATTTCCTTCAATCCTTTAACCAATTCTTTATCCACATCAGTAGGAACATCAAAAAGGAATGAATCGTATGTGTATAAACAAAACTTTATATCACTCCCCTTTATATAACCCAATACCTTTCCCATAACATCTACGTTCATCTCAGTCTCAACCGCTTGTAGTAGATAGTTAAATACTTTTTGTGGGTTAGCCCCTTCAATCCACTCCAAAGGAATAATACGATGTGGTGTTTGTAAGTATCCCAGCTTTTGTGTTTCAATCCATAGGTTATCAATATAATCAGCTACGGCATTGAAATATGGAATTTGGCGGAAATCATCATCAATACCACCATACAATAATTGGAACGTAACCCCTTTGGATTCATCAACACTACACCCATATTGGTCAGCTAACCATTGGTGTACGTTACCATCCGGCATTTCGAACTTAATCAACTTACCGATAAGACGAGGGTGATACGCATTATAATCCATTTGTAAGAATATCCCATCCGATACAAACACATCTCTACTACCATCCGATTTATTCAATGCCGCATAGTTCACACCGCCATGACGATTGGATGGACGACCGGTTACGGTGAATGGATTGTATTCGGTATATACCACATCTCCTTTTAAGTGTTTCTGGGCTTGTGGCCATCTATCAATAAATTTTTTCTCATCGACCCGAACCCCATATCCCTCAATCTCTGAAAGGATGGGTAAGAAGATATCGTTGTACCAATTATAAGTTTTAGATTTTTGTCTATAAGTTTTTCTCAATTCCGGTTCTATCGCTTCCGCAAGTTTAAGAATGGGAATAGATTGAATGACATCTTCTTTGTAACCTTTGTGTAATAAGGGAGCTACCAGGTGTTGTAGTGGTTGTTGGTAGTCTATCGTTTCACCTGTTTTTAAGAAATAAGCGGTATCAATGTCATTCAATCCTTCCCTTATATTTTGAAACGATTGTAGTAGCTTTTTCTTTTGGAATACCCACTTATCCCCTTTTGTATTTAAGATACCCTCTATTAGTGATTTAGAGAGTGATAGAGAGTCTGTATGTTGATGTGGTAGAATATATCGGTCTGTCAAAGTTCTTACGAAAATAAAGGATATATGTGTGTTTCGTGGATGTTTATCATTATCCACCCACATAGGATACCAAACCGATGGTTCAGTTTCCAAAATCCTCTTTAATTCATCAATCTCACCAATATTTTCTACTATCCTTATCATTCTTATTTGCAGCCTTTGCTTTTTCTAATGTTGATTGCTTTTTTGCCAATTTAGCTTCCTTTTGTTGTTTTTTCAACGCCTTCTCATAATGAGGCGGAAACTTATTTGTAACCTCTATCGGTCCATTTGGAAATTTTTTCAAATCATATTTCCATACGGATTCACACCCATCATCATCTTTATAGGTTATTTCAAACTTTGTAGGCTTTTCTTTTGCCGGTTCTGGCCACCTTCCCATATAAACAAATTTATACAAATATACGAAAAAATCCCCAAATTACCAAATGTAAATTGAGGATTCAAAAAAATGGTGGAGATGAGGGGAATCGAACCCCTGTCTTACGAAGTAATCATAATACCAGCATGTCACACGTTTAGGATAAAGTTTAATCTTATTTACTTTCCAAAATAATTGGGGCCGTATGGTTAGTACAGCTTTCCACCAACCTATCAGTTTTAGAGAGCCGATAGGTAGAGCTCCTTTTTGTTCACTTCTTTTTTAAACCCCATGAGTGATACGGGAGGTGATTAGGCTGCTACAGCTAAATCAGCACCCATGAATGACATTACATCATCAAAGGTCCAAGTAGATAATTCTACGTCAGTTATTGTTTTGTACAGATTTAAAGACATCTAGCACTTCTGTCTACGTGTGGTACTACCATTCTCATCGCAATCAAATCCATGGCATCCCCATATAATTATGTAAATATACGAATAATAATTTAGATTACCAAATTATTTTATTTTTGCAAACTGCAAAAGATTTGGAAGATATAGTGAAAGTTTTGGCATGTTTTCTAATGCTAAAGAAATTGATTTTTTATTAGAATCCATAATATCTTGTGGAGTTCCGATAATTCTCCATTTTATAGATTGAATTTTATATAGCCCATTCGATTGTACTGCATCCTGAAAGTAATTACTTATTTCATATATAGTAGCGTCCGTATCGTTTACCTTTTGTAAAAAGTATCTAACAATATACCCTACTGCATAATCATTTTCATCCGGAGTTGGGACATGTGTCTTTATATCTAATTGTGTAATTTCATCTTCATTTGTTGATTTAGCTCTAACATATGTAATAATATCTATTGCCATTATACTGATTTTAATTGCTGAAAATATTGTCCGATTACGGTTGTGTACCAACTGTTACCCTCAACGGTTTGTTCTACCTGTGTTATTTGGAAAAATCCAAAGTCTCTATATTTTTTAGGAATACCAATAACATTAAAAGTATCACCTCTTCTTAAACCGCTTTTTCCCAAAATTTTAAAAGTATATTTTATCGGTAGTGGGTGTGATGTTTTTTCAACACCACTATATGCTTCAAATGCATTATTTTTCATAATGTCAAATAATTGAGTATCATCGCAACAATATATTTTAAAGTTTTTATTAAACTCCGTAAAACCTGCTGCGGGTTTCAATGCCATTGGTACAATTATATTTGTAATTGGATTTGGTATAACATCAATTTTATTCAAATTTGTACTCAAAGCCGTCTCTGCTACATCCTTTGCCGCGGCCGTTAGGGTAGCAAGTTCTTTTCGTAAATCTAATAATTTGTCCGCTTCCGATATACCACGATTATATTTATTTGAACTCACTATACCACCAGTTCGTGTTTCGGTATAAACAAGATTACCTGCGGAATCTTTATATGTATCAGTTACAGTTGTAATCCCACTTCGTAATCCCGATGTTTTACTAGTTTTAACTAAACTAGCTAATAATGTATCAATTTCTTTTTGTACATCTGCTGGAGCACGAGATGGTGTTGAAGCTTTTTTGGGAGATGATGCTGTGGTTAGTGTGGTTTTTCTATAATCCACTTCATCAAAAAATCTATCTTTTGATTTGCCAAATAATCCTCCCATATCCAATCCATGTGAATCAGGATTACTTGAATAATCTTCTCTTTTTAAAACAATTTGGTTTGTCATTTCTTGTGGTATATCTATATCCAAAGTTGCTTCTAAAAAGATTGATTGCTCTCCTGAATGGAAAAATTCTTTTACAGTTTTTTTCTTATTGGCAAGATATCCTCTCCAGTTTTCATCAATTATTTGCAATTTAACACCGCCCTCCATTGGTATTTCAATAACTTGTAAATTCCAAAATGAGTTTACAGCAGATGACATTTCGTTACACATTTCAACCAACACATCTCTCATTGATTTATTTGATGAGTTTTTTAATGCGTTTATAAATACATTAAAATTTATGTATAAATTTTCTAATTTTCCATAATACCCAGCTTTTTCATAAAATCCATTATAATAACCACCTGCGGTAATAGTACCAGGTATGTCCACGTCTTGTACAAAAGATAATAGTGTGGGCACGTATTTGCCAGAACTCGCTTGAAACGCATATCCATCTATACGATTATCTATAAAATTTTTTGTTAAAATATCCTGAATTGATACAGGAGTTGGATTGCAATAATATTGATAAAAATCCGGCATTTTTCCAGGTATTATTAATTTACTTGGTTTGGTAGAAAACATATTTGGAAATGCTCCAATCAATCCATAATTATTTACTCTACAAGTAACCGATTGAGTTCCCATTTTATATGCCCACAATCCATTATTTGCATTAAGTATATCAAGTGCAGCCCCAAATCTTATGTATCGATTTTCAGAAATCAATTTATCTTTTGGAACGGTTAATCCACCAACACTAAATTCTTTTTGACCAAATAATTCTTTTATAGAAGTAATAAATGTATCAGCTAATGCATTAGCCACTTCTTGTGAAACTTTATAATCAAAATTTAGTAAATCCCACCAACCATATTCGTCAGTATCATATACCTTTTGAATTATAGCTTTAACTTCAGCTGTTTGTCTATTTCCAGGTAGTTTGTTAAACATCCATTTATACCTTCTACCACCCATTGTTTTAGCTCTACCTGCACCAGTTGCAACCTCATCAATATCATTTATTGAATACGTCTGTGTTGCTGGTATATTTTTAACCTGTTTCGTACTTTTATCCAATTCTAAATAAGTGTGCTGCCCTTGTAAAAATATTGGTAATCCTGGTGCACCTCTTAAATTAATTGTTAAATTGAATATATCATTTTCCGAACTCAAAGAACCACCCACTATAAATCCATAAAACGCATCATAATCACCGTATGAACTTATTCGTTTGTTTTGTAATAAATTATAATCCAATCCAACATCGGTTGCTTCAGATATGATTGTTCCAGGAGTGCCAGTATCTATACATTCCGCAATTGATGCATCGGTGTTCCATCCATATTCAACAAAGAGGGTATGCCCCGGTTCCATTAAATATTCTTGTAAAAGTTCGGCCTGCGCAAGTGAAAAACATTTAACAGTTAAAGTACAATGTCTTGATATTTGGTCTTTACCTTCCTTTATATCCATAGCAGTTACCAACGGTCCAGGTCTTAATACAAGGTCTCCTGTCCATGGGGTTAGATACGGATAAATAGCCTTTCCACTAAAATCCACACCAAGCATACCACTTGTATATCTTCCCCCATATAAACTCGGTGTTTGGTTTACCGCAGTAATTTGATTACTTGCATTTTTTGTAAATGAAAGGTAGTCCGCAAACATTGGTACATCTGGATTTGAAGAAAGTATCAATCCAAAAGAACCAGATTTTCCCGCTTGTAATCTATCGGTTGCTGATATAATACGAACCCACGGCACCAATTCGGTTGAAGCCTGTG